TTACTAAGAAATAAGTTCTTGAAACTCCTGCCAAATAGTTTGCTCATCATTCCAAAATCTTCTTCTATACTGTTTCATTTGTATAGAATTTAAAACTGTTGTATGATCTTGTCCAAAAATTCTACCTATATCTGACAAACTCATCTTATATTTTTCACTTAATATATTATGAATAATATTTCTAGCTCTAACAATATCTGTGGTTCTAGTCTTAGTAAATAATTCTTTCTTGCTTACTTCATACTTAATACAAACTTTATTAATTATAGAGTCTATTTCTGTTTGTCTAGGTTTTCTAAATTGATAGCCAACAATTTTTCTTTCTGTACTTAAAGGTATTATGTTTGTCTTTTTTATTTCACTAATATGATTTGACATATTTTGTTGTGCTAACTCAAAACCTTTTTTAAATCCTGCTTCATATAACTTTAATTCTCTATCTGATAATAAATAAAAAGCTATCTTATGTTTATAAATAAAGTCATTGTTGTTTATTTTTTTAATATGTTTTTGAAATTCTTGTTTATATAAGGTCATAAATCCCCCTAGGTATTTGTTGTTTTTTTTAGCAATGTAAATTAACGAGTGTTATGCTCTCATTAATTCTTCTTTTGCCTTCTCAATTTTCCAAATAAGTCTATAAGAATCTTTCTGATACTTATCTACTTTCCTTTTGGCTTCCAGGTACTTCTCATGTTTCCTCTGTTGAAGATCCCTGTACTTTTGAAGGCGAGTCCTTAACTCTTCCATCTTTCTCCTTTTTCACTTTGGTAAAGTCTAATTTAATTTCTGAGACTTTACATTCTACTAGCTCTCCCTGTGCGTTAGGATCAGCAGCTTTCTTTACATCATCAAATCTTTCAACCAGTTGGAAACTAGCTTCGCCAGATTTAATTCTTATATACTTATCGGTTTTTATCATTTTTGTCTATATCTTTTTTGTGTAGATTGGATGCCATGTCATTATAGATAGATAAATCTGTATAATTATCAGCTTTATATCCCCTTGTAGCTCTAAATAATTTAAGTGTCATCATGATATGTGCTACCTGATGTGGCTTTATTTTCTTTTTTAAATTCGGTGCTAATATTAAAGTAAATAGCTCTGCAAGTATAGTAAAATTGTATTGATAATCTCCATAATCTTTTTCTCTATCTTGGATTATCTTTTTCTTAATCTCGTTTGTAAGTTCTGTAATTTTCATATTGTTTTTAAAGGTATGGTAGAAGAAAACAAATAAAGAGGGAGCATTACCAAGAAAGGAAAGAGGTAATATGATTCGCTACTCAAAAAAACTTCCACCACACCATTGAACTACAATTAATATTTGTAGTTCTGTTTGTTATAACCTGATCCTTGACCTTTTGCAAACCTATCGTTAGGTGCAAAAGACGACTGCGGTCCTCTCGGCTTTGCAGGTGCTGAACCAGTATTTGAAGGTGTCAAGACAACATTAATAATTCCTGTTGGATTACCTTGTTCGTCAAGATCATCAAATCCTGCTTGGTTGTACCACGTTTCTCCAATTTTTACACCAATACGCCATGTTTTACCTTCTGGTGATTTTGGATTTATTGGTGCAACAAAAGATGGTCTATTATCTCCTGCTTGTTTGTCTTGGTTGTGCGTAAGTTTTATATATATCTTATCACTCATATTATATTACTCCTTGTGTGTTTAGTTGTGTTTCCTTAGTGCCATATAGATCATCTAATTGTCTATAAACTCTAAGATGGTTTTTCATAGCAAGATTAAATGCGTCTTTGTATTTATAATTTCTAAGTTTTCTTAGTTCATAAATAGTTTTTGCACTTCTAATATCTTTTTCGATATTATTTATTGCCATGACATGATTGTTATCATGTTCTGTACCACTTGCTTGTGGAATATTGTTAGTTGGTTTAGAGCTTGACTTGAATGGACTAGCTTTGTAGCCATCTTCATTATCTAAACCTGTCTTTAAATGTAAAGCATTTAAATAAGCATATTTTTTAGCATAACTCATACCATTACCTGTTCCAAATTTATCGAGTGAACCCATAGCACTACAACCTGATACTTCTATAAATTGTTTTGGATCTTCAACATCATGTATCTTCATGTTGCAAGTTACCAATATAAAATTATCTGTTAGTTGATTATTATACGTACAGATAGGATATAATCCATTGTTTAGTAATGATTCCATTGCCACTTTCTGTACCTCATCATGCAGTAAAGGATTGAAGTGCATACCTTGTACTTTTTTGCCTTTAACTACTCCTCTTGATTCACAAGATGCTTTGTGTAGTTTTTGATATATATTTGTTTTCATATTTTTAATCCCCATAGTTTATTGATTGTTTGTTTTTGCTCGTCTATTAAATCCCTATAATAAAAAGGATGATTTAATTCTGGTGGTTCGGCAAAGGTAGATAGTTTTTTAATATCTCCTTTACAAAATATAATTAGTTGTTCCCAAGATTTTAATCTTTGTACTAAAAGATTGTATTGTTCTTTTAAGTAATTAGGTCTTAACATATCGTGTGTGTCATCAAAGATAGTGTATTCATTTTCATTTACATAAAACAAAAATGGTTTTCTCTTTGTGCAATGATAGTAAAAACTTACTTGGCTAACGTGCATAGGATCAGGAGATAAAGGTAGCTGCGTTGTTGCCATGTAGTATTCATCCTTACCTCTCTTCTTTTTAATTGTAGGTGGCTTGGTCTTGGCTTCTCCTATTATTTCATTACTCTCATAATCTATACGACCTATGGTATCATTAACCATATCTTCATCTTTGCTAGACACATATCTTTCTGCTACTAACTTTTCATTACCAAATATTTCTTTAACTGCTTTCTTCATGTTCTCAATAGTAGGATGTGCAAAGCTAATCATCATCTCTCTTGCTAGTTTATCCTTGTCATCTATTGGTGTAGTATTTTTATCTATTGTATCTAACTCTTGTTGAAATATCTCGTCATAATTTTTGTTCTTTAATGTAATCTTCTTGTCTCCTTGATATAAAATATCACAGGTTAATCTTTGAGCTGTGTTGTTTACAAGATTACCGAATGGAGCTTTGTATCTTATCTTAAATGTTCTTCTTATCTCTTGTGGTAGTGAATAGTTAAGTATAAATCTGGTAAAGTTTTGGCTTGAAGATGGAGACCAATGATCTAATCCTTGACCACCATTAAAGTTTTTAAAGTATTCTTTCATTTGTTTTTTCCCTTTTGTTTTCCACATAGATATAGATAAATTAAATGCTTGTCAATCATTATTATATGTAATATATATCTCTCAATTGTATAACAAATAGGAGGAAAATGACACTAAAAGAGTGGCGAAAAAAACAAGGTATATCACATTATACTTTTGGTACTATGTTAGGTATCAAATCAATTAATCCAGCGACTAACTCGCAAAGATATTGTTTGGAGTCTAAAGAAAAAAGATTTCCTAAACCAAAGATGGTTAAGAAGATATTAGAAGTTACTAAAGGCAAGGTATCTCTTCAAGATTTATATGAAAGTTGGTGGGATTATGAAGAAAACAAATAAGTTTCCATACAAGAGGGTAAGAATTTATTGGCAGGACATTGTTGGAAATCCAGAATGGATGAATTTAAAAAAAGCAAAGGAGCAAGTTTATTCTTGGTGTGAGGACACAGGTTATCTTTTATATAAGGATCAGAAGAAACTAATTATATTTGCTTCGCATAGCTTTGATGATGATGGTGAACTAACTGTTGGTAATTTAACTGTGTACCCAAGATCAGTTGTTAAAAAAATTGAGAGGTTAAAATGAAATGTTTTTTCTGTAATGCAGAGGTAAGATGGAACAATGATTTTGATACTGAAGATACTTATCCAGATTCAGATCATAATATTGTAAGTATGTATAACTGCGATAAATGTGATACTTGGTATGAGGTTTTCCACGATAAAAAGAAGAAAAAAAAATGACAAATGAAGGTATATGGAAAGAGCTAGAGCTATCGGATAAATTAAAGGAATGTAAAGCTGAAGTTAAACGACAAAAAAAATTTATCCAAAAACAATCTGATATAATACTTGCTTTGGAAAAAGATATAGAACTAAAAGATAATATTATATTGGTATTAAAAAACAAATGAAAATCTATTGGATAATATTTATACTGATAATGGTTATAGGTTGCAGTAAAGCAGAGTACAATTTTAACCCTTGGACATCAGTTTTAAATCAAATTGTAAAACAAAAATTAAAGTATTAGATGGCTAGATGGACTTATGCTTTCTCTAATGGAAGCTACAATGATTGGCATAGGAAATATGACAATATTGCCATGATTGATATTGATAGTATTGAATGTTGTCCTGATTGCTACGAGCCACTTGCTATTCTTGAGACTTGTTATGACAAAGGACAGAAATACAAGGCTACAACCCTTGCAAACATAGTCGCTAGTCGCCTAAATATACCCTGTTTTTTGGTGTTCTATAAAAATCTGACACCTGATACCCTAACCTTTAGGATCAAGCGTATAACGAGCTGTGAGACAGAGTTTGAGGTTATGAACGAGACCCAATGGGTTTCCATTTTGCTAGACCTCCAATCTAATCATAGGAAAGTAT